CCTGGAAGGCCACCCCACCCCGGAAGAGGCTCGACGCACGCGCTTCAACGGCCTGAAGCACGGGCTGAACGCCCGCACCGCCACGTACTGGCCGGCGCGGCCGGGCAAATACCCGGACTGCGATGGCTGCGAATACTTCAGCAGCTGCTTCACCGCCACGGCTTGCCAGAAGCGCGTCGACCTGTACTTCGCCCACCATCTGGCGTTCACCGCCGGCGACCCGAAGCTGCTGAACGACCTGAACGCGGACCTGCACGCCAACCTGCGCAGCATCGTCAACCTGATGATCCTGGACGTGATCCGCGACGGCAGCACGATCAGGACGCCAGCCTGGTACTACGACAAGGATGGCGGCTTCCATGTGGCTCAGATAGGTGGTCGCGACGATGACAGCGGAAAGCTGCTTCCGCATGAGCGCGAAACCATTATGGTGCTGACCGAGCACCCGATGCTGAAGCGCATCGGCGAGTGGGTGGCGAAGATCGGCCTGTCGCTGAGCGACATGGGCATGACGCCGAAGGCGAAGGAGGCCACCGAGGATGCCGTGGGCTACCTGGCCGGCCAGCAGCAGCGGCAGGAGAGCCAGCTGGAGTACCAGAAGCGCACCACGCTGGCGCTGGAAGACCTCAGCAACCTGATCGCCCGCAGCCGCGAGAACACCGTGCGCGACCCGGTGCTGATCGAGCACAAGCAGCAGGCTGGCGAAAATGGCTGAGCGGATCTCCCGCGCCGAGCGCTACCGGTTGCAAAGCGTGGCCGAGCGCGAGGTGATGCGTTACGCCCATGACCATGCGCTGTGGCACAAGCACGTGCACAACGTGACGCTGGACCCGATGCAGGTGCTCAAGTGCATCGAGATGGACCGGCACCCCAACACCATCGACTTCAGCAGCCGCCGCACTGGAAAGACGGCGGTGAAGGAGATGTACAACAACATGAAGCTGGCCACCAAGGCGGACCAGGAGCTTGGCATCGTGGCGCCGCGTGAGGCGCAGTCGCTGGTGAACCTGAACTATCACCTGGATGCGATCCGCCGCAGCCCCATCCTCACCGCCTGGCTGAACTACCGCAGCGGCCGCCAGCAGATGGCCGACACCTACTTCCAGTACGCCAACCGATCGATGGCGCGTGCCTACGGCATCATGGCGAACGTCGACGGCGGCGACCTCACCATGGCCAGCCTGGAAGAGGTGGACGACATGCCGCGCGACCGGCTGTACGGTCGCTTCCTGCTGATGATGGGCTCCACGCGCCGCCTTGGCGCCAGCACCGACAGCGAGAACACGCCGGAGATCCGCATCACCGGCGTGTTCAAGGGCGCCGACACGCTGAGCGAGATGATCGCCGGCGAGCAGTACCACGTGCTGCCCACGGTGGACGTGCACCTTGGCATCGAGCTGGGCATCCTCAACGCCAAGTTCATGGAGCAGATGCGGGCCGAGCTGGATCCCGACGAATACATCCGCCAGCTGCTGTGCAAGAACATCAGCAGCCGCAACCTGATCTGGGAGAACAAGGTGCGCGCGGCCATGCAGCTTGGCCTGCGCAGCGGGCTGGAGCTGGCCGAGCCGTTCCCCGGCGCGAAGTACCCGCGCCGCGGCGTGCTCAGCTTCGGCTACGACGCCGCCGGCCACGGCGAGAACCCGGCCAGCTCGAAGCATGCGCTGGTGGTGGCCGAGCAGATCGGCAACTTCATCTTCTTCCCGTTCGTGAAGTTCTGGCCGGCCGGTACCGGTGAGCCGGAGGTGCAGAAGGACCTGGTGGCGTTCTGGCGGTACTTCCGCCCGGACTACGCCATCGGCGACGCCTTCGGCGTGGGTATGCTCACCGCGCTGAACGACGAGCTGTTCCGCGAGGGCCTGACCGACATCGACCGCCGCGCCATTGGCGACGGCGAGAGCACCGCCAGCACCTGGCCGGAGTGGGCGTTCAGCCCGATGCGCTTCGAGGGCATGACCAAGCACCAGATGGCGCACGCGCTGCGCACGGTGTTCCACAACGACGCCGCGGTGCTGCCGTACTTCGACGACCAGGACATGGCCTGCCGCGAAACCGCCGACCTGCGCGCGTTCGCCCGGCAGTTGCCGAACATCGTGGCCAAGCCCACGAAGACCAGCTATAGCAGCTACAAGATGGCCAACCCGAAACTGGGCGACGACGGCTTCGACGCCGCCATGGCCGCGGTATGGGGGCTGGCCACGCGCGGCACCGCGCACGCGCCCACCATCATCCTTTCCACGAGCCACAGCCGCGAGAAGCTCCTCGCGCACGCGGCATAGGAGCCATCGCCATGGGCATCATCGACCGCCTCTTCGGCAGCAAACCCACCGCCAGCGTCGCCAGCGCCGGCAACACGCCGGCCGAGCAGTTGCTGACCGGCGAGGTGCCGCGCAGCAGCAGCGAACAGGGCTGGCGCAGCACGCCGGAGGATGCGCTGAAGCGCCTGTACCGCCAGTTCTGGGTGGATTACGAGCTGCGCGCGGTGATCCTGGACATTCGCAACATGGACCAGCTCGACAGCCGCGTGAAGTCCATCCACCGCCGCACCAGCCGCGCCGCGGCCAAGGGCGGCATCAAGCTGGTGGCGCCCGGCCAACCCAAGTGGCTGGCCACCGAGTTCGACAGCTATTGCCGCCGCCTGCACCTGGACCGTCGCGACAAGCTGGAGAGCGACATCCGCGGCCTGATGATGGAAGGCAACCTGTGCATGCAGTGGGTGCTCGATGCCGGCCAGTCGCAGGTGATCAGCTGCGCGCGCATGCCCGCCGAGACCATGGTGCCGAACGTGGGCAAGTCCGGCATCTTCGAGCACCCGGAGAAGGCGTTCACCCAGCGCGACATCTACACCGAGCAGGACACGGTGCATTTCGCCCTGTGGCAGATCAGCCATGCGCGGCTCACGCCGAACAACTACGACGACTTCGGCAGCATGGGCCGCCCCTACCTCGATGCCACCCGCGCGGTGTGGAAGAAGCTGACCAGCACCGAGGAAGACCTGGTGATACGTCGCCGCATGCGCGCCCCGCTGCGCATGTCGCATGTGATGGAAGGCGCCGCCGCGGAAGATCTGGCCAACTACAAGCTGGAGGTGGAGCGCGACCAGGCCGCCGGCAACTTCCGCGACTACTTCATGAACCGCAAGGGCACGGTGACCGCGCTGCAGGGCGACGCCAACCTGGACCAGATCGCCGACGTGGACATGCTGCTGGACACGTTCTTTGCCGGCGCGCCCGCGCCGAAGGGCTTGTTCGGCTACACCAAGGGGCTGGCCCGCGACGTGCTGGCCGACCTGAAGAACGACTTCTTCGACGAGCTCGACGCGCTGCAGGACAACACCGCCTGGACCTACCAGCAGGGTTTCCGCCTGCACCTGCTGCTGCGCGGCCGCAACCCGGACGCCTACGAGTTCAGCGTGGAGTTCGCCGAGCGCCGCACTGACACCCCGAACCAGCGCGCCGACCACGCCCTGAAGCTGCAGGCGCTGGGCCTTCCAAAACAGGTGGTATGGGAGGCGGCCGGCATCGACATCGCCGCCGCCGAGCGCGCCCAGGCGCAGGAAAAGGCCGCCGGCGACCCATACCCGAACGGCGACAGCGGCACGCCGCCAAGCGACGGCACCAACCCGCCGAACCCGGCGCACGCGAACCGCGCGCCCATCGTCAAGGTGACCCCCGGCAACGGGCGCACCGGCGAGAGCGCCACCAACATCAGCACCACCACCAGCACGCCCTGATGGCCAGCGGAGCCGCCCAGAAAGCGCTGATCGACAAGGCCAGCCGCGCCGCGCGGCAGCGGCAGATCGCCTACCGCGAGCAGGAGGCCAAGGCAGCGCAGGACCTGCTGCAGCGCATCGCCAACGCGATCAAGCTGGAGCTTCTCAGCCTGCAGGACGGCGGCCGCGACGTGCTGCCGGGCGACATCCCCAGCCTGCGGGCCTTCCTGGGCGGCCAGACCGACGAGCTGCTGCAGCGCTACCGTGCCATCGTGTACCGCGCGCTGCCGGAGAGCGCCCGCATCGGAGCCAGCGTGCTGCCACTGAGCGGCTCCGGGCTGAGCGTGGATGTGCTGGTGAACCAGACCATGGCCTGGATCACCAGCTTCCGCGCGTCCGATGGCCTGCAGCTGAGCGACCGGCTGTGGCGAGTGGCCAGCACTGCGAAGACCGAGCTGGGCGCGGCGATCGAGAACGGCATCGTGCGCGGGCAATCCAGCTACCAGGCGGCGCAGGAGTTCATCGACCGAGGCGCGCCGGTGCCGTCCGAGCTGAACATGGGCATGGCCGCGCGGCAGGCCGCGACGCTGGCCGCGCGCGCCGAGCAGCTGCTGGTGAACCCGTCCGCCGACGTGCTCTACGCCGCGCAGCGGGTGATCCGCACCGAGACGAACCGCGCCTACACCGAGAGCTACGTGGCCAGCGTGGCGCAGCATCCGGACGTGATCGGCGTGAAGTTCACGCTAAGCCCGATGCACCCGAAGCACGACATTTGCGACCTGTACGCTGCCGCCAACCTGCATGGCCTGGGCCCTGGCGTGTACCCGCCCGGCGACCATCCCTACCCGGCCCACCCGAACACGCTCAGCTACCTGCAGCCGGTGTTTGCCGATGAGGTGACCGACGCCGACCGTGCCGGCAAGCAGAGCGCCTTCGACTGGCTGGGCAAGCAGGATGCCGGCACCCAGACCGCCGTGCTCGGCGGCCAGAAGAAAGCGGACGCGTTCCGCGCCGGGCAGCTGCACGACAGCGAGCTGCTGGCACCCTGGTACCAGATCGCCGACCGGCTGGGAGCGCAGCCGTGAAGACCGACGGCCTGTGCTGCCCCGGCTGCGGCAAGAAGCTGCTGGTGGACAACGTGCTCACCGCCCGCGTGGTTCGTCTGGGCACCACCGAGAGCAAGGCCCGCTGCAACCGCTGCAAGCGCTGGATCACCGTGCCGGTGGTGTTGGCGCCGGTGCGCACGCTTTCCCGTTGACATCCCGAAACCCGCCGCACACGGTCATTCATGGCAGCGGGAGGTCCCGCCGCGACCATGGCAGTGGCGCGGCGGGACGATTTTGCGGAGACGGCGATGCTGAAACGACTGATGGCGATTGCACTGGCAGGGCTGGCCACGCCGCCGGCCGCGCCGCGCGTCTTCCGGCTGGACAACAATGACCCGCCACCCGGCGCCAAGCGCTTCATGTGCGGCCTGGACGGCGTGAAGCTGGCGGAAGGCTCGCCACGCGCCACGGTCACCATCATCCGCACTGGCACGTTCAGCGATCCGCGCTACGGCACGTTCGAGATCACCCGCGACATGCTGCTGAGCATGGTTCGCAACTTCGACTCGCACGCCTACGGCCAGGACATCTTCATCGACGTGGCGCATGCGCCGAATGACGGCGCCGCCGCGAAGATCCTCAGCCTGAAGGTGGACGGCAACCGCCTGCGCGCGGACGTGGAGTTCACCCCGTACGGTGTGGCCGCGGTGAAGGATCGCGGCTTCGTGTACCTCAGCGCCGAGTTCGTCGACAACTTCGTCGACAACGAAACCAAACAGCCCCACGGCCCGACGCTTCTTGGCGCCGGGCTCACCACGCGCCCCGTCATCAAGCGCATGGACCCGGTGACCCTCGCCGAGGGCACCGCCAATACCCCGGTGTTCTTGCACCCGGAACTGATCCGACAACTGTCCGAATCCCTGGAGCAGACCACCATGAACTGGCTCGAAACCCTGCGCGCCAACCTGCGCGCCATGAAGCTCAGCGAAGAAACCATCAAGTCCATCTGCGCCGCCTACGAGGCGGCCGCCAAGAACCTGGGCGAGGATGCCGAGGCCCACAAGGGCCTGGTCGACCAGCTCACCGCCACCGGCAAGACGCTGGCCGAGGCTGGCCACAACGGCCCGGTCACGCTGAACATCACGGCCCCGGCCGGCAAGATGCTGAGCGAGGCCGACATCACCAAGCTGCTCGATGAGCGCGAAGCCGCCCGCGTTGCCGCCGCGACCAAGCTGGCCACCGACAAGGCCGCCAAGGTCAAGCTGTTCAGCGACGCGATCGCCGCCGCCGCAGGCCTGTCCGAAGACACCCGCAAGACGCTGGGCGAGAACG